TTAAATAACGCCTATGCTCACACTATAATCTGCACCCATTAGTGTCGGCTCAATGTCTACTTCAAGGTACTGACCATTCTTTCTGATATGTAAAGCACAACGTGTTGATCCGCCATTATCTATCATCGTGAAATATTTTTCCTTACCATCATAAATAGGCTGAATACATATTTCGTGGGATTTTAAAGAACGACTTTCGCTCTCGAAATTAAGCGTCCCTTTCCATATAATAATGTACGAAAAATTCCCATTCGACAGATCGAAAACTTCACCTTTATAGCCATCCTTATAATAGAACTCCTTACTTAGATTCCTTAAAGTTCCTGCCTGGCAAGTGTTAACCTTAAGCTGAGCATACTTGCGACGATCAAAAATATCACCGTTGTCGGTTATTTCTGCAACGGGTACAAAATCCCCATCGCCGGCAGTTGCACTGACAACAATGTCAATCCTGTTCTCAGGCTCATTTCTTTTAAAATACACATAACAATGTACATATGGCTCAACCTGAATTCTGTAGCCCTCGTCATCAAAAACAATAGCTGAACCATCCTGCATAAGGCAAGTTCCAGAGGATATTTTATATCCCCCGCCATCCTTAACCACTGCACAAGAATCTGCGACCACACCTGATGACACAACCTCCTCAGTTGCAGAATTCAAATCCGCAAGAATATTGCCACTCCCTGCAAGAATAACCCCTTCAGAAAGAAAATCAGAAAATCTCTGATTAATATCCTGAGCAGAGTAAACCTCATTATCCATAAATGAACATTTGTATCCCATACTTCCAGCACTTCCTTTCTATATTCAATCTACCTAAAACACACAAAAAGGGGACGAAAACACACAAAAAGGGGACGCACAAAAAGGGGACGTAGCACATTTTGAAATCGATTTTCCTAAAAACCCCATTCTAAACAAAACCTTTGTCACTTTTTTACATACTTTATCATGATAAATTATATCTAAACTATTACATGTATAATGAATGAAACACTACATACTATTTTATAATTCGACCTGATATTTTTATTTTGTGCTACGTCCCCTTTTTAGATTTTTTAACTAAACTCTCACTTAATTTCTTCAAATAATGGTTTTTCAACGTAACCATTTTTTGAACTGTTTGAAAGTTCAACACCGGCAATCCTCAGGCGTTTTGTTGTGCGAAGATCCCCTTTTATAAGCTGCACACTCACTATATCACCAAGATTGTAGTCCTTCTTATACACAATGCCCGTAGTATTGACAGTAACAGTACTTTCCTTTATTGTCCCGGCAAGCCTTTCTTCAGCATCTGACTTCTTTTCTGACAGTACATATGTTTCATACCTGTAAATGCCTGATTTATCTCCACCTACAAATTCATAGCCGTTTTCTGTTTCATAGTAGCACAGATTAGAAGTTTCACTGACATTTTCTGTAATTCTTGTTCCTGATGCATTTTTATTTGCTTCTGAAATAATCAAATTTTTGTCAGTTCCGCTAAGAATGTTTAATATAAAAACCTTTCCTTCCTTGTCGTAAAGGAGTTCATTTCCTAAATTATCAGCTTTTAAAGCATCAAATACTGTTACAGAAAGGGGCTTTGGTACATCAGATGCATATGATCGTGTCTCCCCATCACGGATTTCTCCCAATGTCATTACTTCACAATCGTTATACGTATTTCCAAATACCCACTGCACAAATTCGCCTGTGTTACAACTTTTGTCTGAATATGGCAACACAACACGTTTTGATAGTAACCAATTAAGCGTTCTACCATAGATTATCAATTCATCAGCAATTTCCTTGCCCGTAATTATGGCATATTCATTGCCGAATCTGCATACAAGATAATCATTTTCTGACACTACTTTAATAACCTTTGAGCTTATAGGCAAATGTGCGCAAAATGTGCCGATTCCGTTGTAGTATTTTGTAAATTTCCAGTTTAATACTGAAGCTTCGTATAAAAGCAAATTAAACTCAAAATCATAAAAATACACTATATCACCGCCTCCTGATACCTGATCTTATATTTCATTCTGGCTTCCACATCAACTGAAACATCGGAATTGATAACCTCTATTCTGTTATCGCCACTTTGTAAATAAAATCCATCAAAAAAGCTTTCGTCAGATAAAGTATCAATCCTTGATACACCGTTTTCATCAGTAATTGTCCGATTTTCTACATCAATGATAAGCTTACTAAATTTACTTCCGTCATACTCAACTGCGACTTTTCCCTCTGTAGTCGAATTAGTAATGGAAATCGTCCCAATTCCTTCAGGAATAGACAAATAAATAATCGGTTCAGCAAAAGCAGTACCTGGATAAAAAACATCGCCTTTTGCAATTCGCGTTGAAAAAACAGCCGGCAAAACTGTATCCTTCGACAGAAGCGACACTCTTTCATAAATAACTGTATCGGTAAAATCCGTATCTTCAAAGAAAGGGATATCACATAAAAACTGCACAACAAACGAACGGTACGGTCCGTTTCTTGCACCTGGCACAAATTCTATGCACCTTGCATTTATCTGTCTGGTAAAATGCTCGGTTTCCACTCTCAATATCCCATCTTTAGAAAGCACATCACATGCATCCGAAAACATACCAGAGCCATTTTTCTTTAAATTAATATCCCCGGAAAGAGTGATGGTTCTTGGATTTTCAGAGGAATATACCGTTCTTTGTCCCGGCTGATTTATATATCTGGCTGTAGAAATCATTTTTGTAGGTACTGCCAATCCCTCTGCTTCAGTAAGATGCCATTTATCCTTATCAAATAACATCTCACCAAAGTCGTTATAAAATACTATTCTAATCATTTATACCTCCTATAAAATATAAAGACACTCAAAATGGGGACGTAGCTGTTTTAGTAAAAGGACGTTAAAATGGGGGACGTAGCTGTTTTAGTAAAATAATTGCGATTATATTTTCAGAACCATCTCCGTCCCCTTTTTAAACGAACTTTCGTCCCTATTTTAAATGAATGTCATAACTTCATTGTATTAGTGAAACTATACACCTGAGAGACGTTTTACTGTTTCGTGTCTTTTGATTACTTCTATAGTATCCTCTCCATTCGAGGACGAGATATTATACTGATTAGTTGTGGAATTATATGTATTCCCTGTAGAATTCTCCGCTGACAATGTACTGGTGAACTGCTGGATTTTTGAGCGGATTTCCTCAAACTGCAGCTCAATCTCTGAAAGGAAAGCCTTGCCGAAATTCTCTGCCGAAAGCTTTCCGCTTTCGAAAAAGCCCTCAGGTATAGTGTAACCGGCATTTTCCAAAGCTGTTTTCAGTGTTACTGCCACATCCTCAGCCGCCACCTCAAATTCATCCTTGTACATACTGCCCGCCAGGCTTTGTGAGACTGCATTTTTTTCTGCCCAGAGTTTCGCATAAGATATAGCATTATCTGTGCCTCCGGCTAACAGATAATTCATATAAGACAATCCCTGGCTTACTCCCATAGAATCAATCTCATCAATAAAACTGTTGATATCTGATGTTGCCAATCCATTACTACCCAAAAGCTTTTTCAGGTTCATCAGCTTTGTCACATAAGATTTAACCTCGTCAATATCAGCCCTCAGATCCCTGGTTGAATAATAGACATCAGTACTGCCGTTCATATAGACGGTATTCTTTTTATAAATTCCGCCATAATCAACCAGCTTTGACGCAAACCGATCTTGCTTCTTACCGATCTCATTAAACTTGCTCTCCGCATAATCAGCTACAACATCATAAATTTGCGTCAGGTTCTTCGTTTCTTCGTCCAGCAGTTTTTTCTGATACTTATATATCTCCGCAGTATATTTCACCCAATTATCTGAACCTTGCGCAAAATATCTATCGCGCAGAATCTCAAGGTTATCGTAATAGGCAGCTTCGTCTATCAAATCAAGGTCCCTCTGATAATCGAGTTCTGATTTTGCACTTTTAAATGCCTTTACAACATCCTTCATGTTTTCCTCAAGCCCGTCTCCTAGCTCACATGATAAAACTTTTCCAACCTCATTACGCATAATACTCTTTCCCGAGCCTATGCCAAAAGCTTCTTTTACGCTGTCCATAATATTTTTGACCCATGCCTTAACCACACTATCTTCAGAGTCACCAAAAATCTCATCTTTTAAATTCTTACTCAAAACAATCTCCTCCCTTCTATATAATTTTTGACAATTCCTCGGCCATCCGTATTTCATCAAAGTCATCGTAAATAGCGAATTTTCTCTGACTTTCGATGATTTTACGTCTACGAATCGGATCCTTAATTTCATCAACGTCTATACTTCTCAATGCCACAACGCGCATAAACGGTGAATCCGGCGACAAATTCCGAAATAAAGCAAGAAATTGATGCCAATGCATATCGGTACAATTCAAATCTATACCATAATCATACAGAAAAGATGCATAAATAGCCTCTGCATCCTGAGAAAAATCAAATAATCGTTTGTCGCACCTGCCGTCTTTCGTTTTACTCCCTTGCTTTTCGGCACCGGAAAAAAAATCCCACATAGCATTTGCAGCTTCAAAAAAAGAGGGTGGAAGATTTCCACCCTTGTAGCATAAAATAATACACTCCACCATTTTTTGAAAGCCTTTATCTTCATCTGCTGCAAGCTCACATATCTTAAGCCATATCCGAAAATCCGTATTTATAGGATAGCTTTTGTCGCCGATAGTTAATGTGTGCTTCAGTGGTTCAGTCAGATAACTCATTCTACCATCCTTACCCTCATCGTCTTCCAACCGTCATCAGAAGTAGCAATCCCAAAGGATTTCTCACCGGTTGCCTTCAGCTTCCCCGAATATGTGTATGTATCCGGATCGTCACCTGCTACATCAGGAATAATGCAAAAATCCCTTATTGTTGTAAAAAATCCACCGTCTTCTTCTCTTGAGATGTCCACAATAGCAATCCCGCAAACAGCATCTTCGCCTGTCAATTCAAGTTCTGTAGCACTCATAATCACACCCTGAGCCGGATTATCAGCGTCATAATCGAATTTATACGAAATAGTCGGTTGATATGAAATCACTGCACTTCTTTCCATATCCTCGTCAATGTACTTTCTGGTGTACTCCCTAGGATTTGAATTAACTGTAAATTCAGTGAACCCGGTAAGTCTTTCATATTCAGCAGAAATATCATCATCAATTTTCACAAATGCCAGTTTTTTACTTCTTTGTACCATATATAATTACCTCCTAATCAAATTTCCCTGTATATAAGGGAAACTTCCAGTCTCATCATTGCCCCCTGCGCCGAACTTTCGTGAAGATACGGCATCTTAGTAACAGTCATCTTTACTGCCTCGTTATCACCGGACAGACATGGCATATTCCCAATAAGATTCTGCTGTTCTATCCATAATGCCACCTTTTCCATAAACTCGGCATCCTTAAGGTTCAAAACCACATTCTCATCAAATCCGCACCTCAAACTCAGCGAAAAATCACTGGATAGCAGACGTTTCCCATCACAATAGCTTTTCACCACGGAATATGAACCAATAGGATTTATAGAACAACAACCCTCCAGATACCCTAAATAGTTTATATTCAGTTCTTTGCCGGAAAATAGCGGACAAGTAAGGAAAAACTCCCTCATCGCTTCTATAATCACCTGTTAGCTCCTTTCTGATGTTCGTCCGCAGAATAAACGAATATGCGGATTTGCACCAATATAATTTTCAGTAATCATCGTAACCCTCAGATCATTTACTCTTTCAGGCGTCAAATCTGTACACTTCCCCGGACGAATATAGTCCCCCATCTGTACTATAGGCTTTTCACTTGCCGGAATACGAACCGTTGCTCTTGAACCATTGTGATAACCATGTTGCTTAATTCCGTTTTTTGCAAGTCTTTCTTCAAAAAATATCCTTGCTCTGTAAAAATACCTTATGTATGCTCCGCTATGTTCGTCCAGATGCCACAATGTTATGAACGAATTTGTTCTCATATGTCAATACCTCTGTATAAATATTCTTTCAAGTATCTGCATATAATCGGATAAATATCCGCCTTTTTTCCGTCATAAGAAACAGAATATCCATCGGTATTTTCCGAAGCAATTCCCTCTCTTTCCGAGAGCAAATACAGATACTCAATCACATCAATAACGCAAAAAAGCAACTTCTCGTCCTCAATTTCTTCAATATTTACCGAAAGATACTTATTAATTTCCATTGTGCTTCTGATCAACCACACATTATAGGCAGATTCGGGGATTGTAGCCAAATCCCCGTAAATTCCTAAATAATCCTCGTATGTCGGTAACATAATTATTCACCTTTTTCAGCGAATTTCGCCAGAACGACCTTGCTCTCATTGGAAAGAACTACAGTGTAGAACTTGTCCACTGAAATGTCAGTTACACGCTTCAGAGTCTGACGTTCCACCTCAACATTTGTGTCACGCTTCAGGTAAATTGTAAGAGCAGGAGTTTCGTCCTCAGTTTCCGCATCAAAGTCCAGCTTCACAATAGGACATATATATTTTCCATTTTCAACAGGCACCTTTTTAGACGGTACAACTCTTGTATTAGCAATCATGCCGATTTCACCGGTCATTACCACATCACCTGAGTATTTTTCACAGGAAATAAAATCAGTATCATGTCTTAGCTGAGTAAGCTGACTAGGGTGAACAAAAATAACCTTCTGGCAGTTTACCTCCTCACCAAACTTATCAATAGCGTCAATAATGCCGTCATAAGAAATAATACCATCAGCCTCATATGTAATAGAAGCGGTCTGTAGAGCCTCCATAGCATCGTTATCTACCTTTGAAGCAATAGCCATAGCAAGCTGGTTGTTTGTTTCACCGATCGGATTTCCGTAACCGGATAGAACCGCCTCGTCAGAAAGTTCAACAGCCTTCATTGCCTTCTTGATAGTAGCTTCTGTGGTAGTTGTGATAAGCTTAGTTGTGTCAACTTCCGCTCCTTCAGCGACATCGTCTGCATCACCGATATAAGAATATTGAGGAACAACGATTGTGTCACCTGCTACACCCTGAAGAGTCTTGTCCACCTTAGCAAAAGGCGCCACAACAATCTTCTTATCAATTTTTCCTGAAATCATATCTGCCATAACCTCAGGGTTCACTAAATCTGTAATTCTTGTCATTTCCATAATCTTTCTCCTTTTTTATAAAAATAGTTTTGTATGCTTGCCTGAACTCTTTTCTGTTTTTCAGGTAACTCATTTCCCTCTCTTTTTTGGTATCAGACAAACGCTTTAATAAATAACAGACCTCCTCTACGGCAAAACCCGTCCCGATGGCATAGGTCTGCAAAAAAACCGACACTAAGTCGGCTATTTATTCACTTTTTTTAATCTCATCCACGCCTGCATCTCAACAATTATTCCTGTGCAACTTATAAAGCTCCGGATTCTCACGGTAAAGTCTGAGCCTTTCAAGATAATTAAGTGCGGATAAATCAATCTCATCGCTATCACTGTTCCCTGCTGAAAACTGCGGTCCATCCTGATGAAACAAAAATCCATACTGAGACTTTACCCTGTCAATCTCATCACTGAGACCCAAGAAATCACCTGCCTCAAAAATAACATTTTCCATATCCATAACGGAAAATGCAATCTCCGTGTCAATAGCACCGGCATCCTCCAAAGCCCTGGTAACAGCCTCATCAAAACAGGATTTTTCCTGTTCTTTAATCAGATCACTTCTTCCCTTCTCATACTGAGCGGAAAAAGCCTTTTCCAGTTCCGCCTTAACCTCATCGGAAAGTTCCGGTAAAAGCTTAAGTAATTCTTCCATAAAAAACTCCTCTCTTTTCAGTAACCATACTCTTTGATAATCATCCGTTGTTTCCAAAATACCAATTTCGCATTTCTTCTTTTGTAATAATCCCTGCATCAACCAGTGCAAGCCTTTCGTCAAATTCGCGGTTTCTGTCTGCCACAATACTGTCGTCAAATTCAAAATACATATGATACTCTCCCTTTTCCGAAAGCTTATACAGGTCACACAGTGCATTCATCGCTGATACCAAATCCTCCAGCGCATCCTTAAGCGCCCTTTGAATTTCTGATACCTTTGCATAACTTCTTTGTTTAGACGAGCGTATTTCCTCGGCAGTTTTATCACTTGTCTGAACCCTTGACAAAGTCCCATATGCAATGCCGGAATTAAATTCAATTCGTCGCAAAATCTCGTCAAGACCATTTAAAATAGCACCTTCCCGTATCTCAGGTGTCCAATCTGAGAAAAGATTTTCCTGATTAATCAGACGATATAGCCTTTTCTCAGGCAGTGATTTCTTGCCCTCATCATTTTGACGGATAGCTGCCTCGTCAACATACAGCGCACGCTCACTGCTTTCAAATTCCCATAAAAGCCTTCTGTACTGTTTCTCTGCATCTTCAATCAGCTTTACAGACCTTGAGAAAACCGCCTCACCAAGCGGTAAATCATCAGTGCAGGATGGAATTTTGAAATATGCAAAAAGTGGCTGAGCCAATCCAGATATAGCCACTCTGGATTTAATTTTTCTCCACTCCTTAACCAAAGAAAGCGGAATTTCCTTACCACAGTTTCCGATTCTGTCAGAAACAAAACACTTGTTTTCTATAATATACTCGCTGCCGGAAAAGCCGTGACATTCCACCCTGGTATAGACTCTGCCATCTCTCATCACTCGGTCAATAAAAGCTCCGCCAAGAATCCTTCCCTCAGGGCTGATTTCTGTCGGAACAAAAGTATCCGTAGTAACGCATGTCACATCAATCCCTGATGCAGACACATAAGGCTTGAGTATCACTCCTCCTCGCCCTGCAGCCGTTTCTGTAATCTCCCTAAGACGCGGAAGTAATCTTTTGTACTGCTTTGACAAATACTCTGCCCGATCAGAGCCCTTAATATCCGATCGAAATTCAAGACAAACAAGCCTGGCTATTTCGCCAGAAATTACATTTGCAAGGGATAGTTTTCCTGGATTTTTCAGAACATTACTAAAAAGCGCCATTTTCTCCTGCTGGAGCTTTGATGCCGCATTTACAATACCAAAGCTTTCCAACTGTTCCTTTGTCCCCAGAAACTCCTTTACCTTTTTTAAAACATTCATTATCGCCATAACCTCCTTAAAATTGTGTAGCAAAAATAACGCATATCGTCCATAGCATGGTCATTTTCCTTTATTGGTCTGTCAAAACTGGCTTCCGTATCCCATGAATATGCCCCAAATTCATGAATAATCCCCTTGCAGCTTTTATGGATTTTAATTTTCCCGGCAGAAATATAACCGGATGTGGTACGAATCCCGTCCAATACGTCATTTTTTGCCTTACGAACTGAAAACCTGCCGTGACGGCGTATAGTTTCAATAAAGCTTGCACAGGAAGGGTCCAGTACAACTGAAACAATGTTTCTATTTCCTGCCAGCTTTTCCAATTCAATATAGTACTCCTCGTCGGTTTTAAGTGAATTTGCCCCTCTGCCGTCGTGATAATACTCCAGTATACGATAAGCAGTTCCGTCCTTAACGCACCACAGTCCCATACTGCAGGGATTTAGCGTACCGTAGTCGACCGATATGTAGTAGTCCCCGTCAGACACCTCATCAGAGAATAGATTTTCTTCTCCGAACATTGGGTAGACAAGCCCCTCTGCCATTACCCACTTCCCAAGGATAAATCTGTCGAAGTATACCGTACCACGATATTCCTTTTCAAGATTTTCAATAAACTCCGCAGATAAATTAGGATTATCATATATGGTGTAGTGCTGACGGTAAATATCTGCGTCACTTTCCAGGAATTTCAATAACCAATGCCCGGGACCTGCAGGATTGCAGGTCCCGTCAAAGCAGGAACCAGGTTTATCAAGACGCGACTTCAGCATATCAAAGACCTTCTTGTTCCAAGTCGTTATCTCGTCACCATAACAGTATTCAATCCCTGCTCCCTGAAGCTTGCTGACAGCAGTTTCCCTGTCTGCACCAAGTATGTGACATTTTTTCCCGAATAACATCACTGTTGAATCACCCTTGACTCTGCCCACATTTTCCTCACCCCAGATTGAACGCATAGGCTCAAGTACATTTCGGTTAAGAGTGCCTTTTGTATTCCCGATTAAAACTATAAGACCATCACCACGGCATGCCATTATCCGCCGTGGAATAAGGAAATAATCAAGATATGTTTTTCCGCTTCTGGTAGCACCTTCCTTTATGTTCCAACGATGGTTTGCATTTTTCCAGAATTGTCTCTGTTTCCTTGTTAAAATCAGCAATCACTCTCCTCTCCCTCTTCGTCCAGTCTGGACAAAATTTCATCTACCTTTGAATAGTCAGCATCCTTTGAATCACTCCATTTTTCAGGGCAACTGTTTTTCAGCCACATTGAGCATGCCGAAATATCTGGCGGAACAAGCTTTGTTACGGCAGTTATTTCCTCATCTCCATTAGCTTTTTTCACATGACGCACTTCTGTAGATTCAAATCCAAGAGCTTTTTTTAGTATAGCTTCCTCAACCTTTGCATCAATTACCTGACGTGACGAGAACACCTTTTCCTTTATCTTAGGATATTTCCCAATCCACCTGGTTAATGTGCGGCAGGTCACTCCAATTTTGTCGGCTATCTCTTTTATGTTCATCCCATCCCGTGCCCAGCTTGAAATAAGTGCCTGCCCTTCGTCACTGAGCCAGAATTCAACTGCATTCAT